GTACTTAAATGTACAGGATACGTTCCTATGTGGGAGTTTTTTATTTCAGGAGATTTTTATGAAAACATATAAAAAATTTTTTGATATAGGCTTCAGAGATGCCCCAGTATTATTTGCACTAGGTAAATTATATGTAGGAAGCTACATAGATACACATACAACATTATTAAATAAGGTACTAGGGCTAAATTTAGAATTTGAAACAGTTGAAGAAAGTTTAGATATAAACAGAAATTCAAAAAACATAACAAGATTTGAGGATATTGAGGGAGAAATTTTATTTGGTAATTTGGCACAAGGAACTATATACTGGGAACATTTCAATGACAAAAAATTATTAAATAAAATTGAAAAATTAGAACCTAAGTATAGACACAGAATTTTAAGTTACAAACAAAAAAGAGAATAAATTGGAGGTGAAGTAGCATTGAAATTAAATGCAAGACAAAAGGTTTTTTGTGAGTTTTATGTAGTATCTGGAAATGCTACTGATGCTGCAATAAAAGCTGGATATAAAGAAAAGTATGCAGGAGTAAATGCTGATAAATTACTAAAAAATACTAATATTCAAAAATATATTGAAGAACTACAAGAAAAAGCAAAAGGTAATAGGATTATGACAGCAATAGAGAGAAGAGAGTTCTTAACAAGTATGATAAAAGATGGAGCTGTTAAAGACACTGATAGATTAAAAGCATTAGATATATTAAATAAAATGGATGGAGAGTATACTCAAAAGGTGGAGGTAAATGGAAATGTAAACACTAACCCATTTAATGGACTTACTACAGATGAATTAAAAGAAATAATAAAAGATTAAAAATTCCACTTGACTTTTTAGACACATAACTATATAATACATTTGTGGCTAGAAAGTTAGGAGGTGTAAAATGGAAGCTACAAAAAAGAAAATGGGTAGACCTGTTATTGGAAAACCAAAAACTGTAGAAATAAAAACTAGAATAGATGAAGATTTAGAAGAAAAAGTTAGAATCTACTGTGAAGAAAAAAAACTTACTAGAAGTGATTTTTTAAGAAATGCCATAAACAGAGAACTCAATGAAAAATAGAGTATTGCTCTCCGACCAAGAAGTTTAATACTCTATTAACCAAAAGAAGTTTCCCTCTTATGAAATCTATTATATCATAAGTGGATACTTCTATCAATTATAATTTTGAAAGGAGTATTTTTATTATGAGAATGAAAAAAATTAAGAATTTGTATGAAGTAACTGTAAATGATTTAAAATTCTATACTGAAACTATCAATGAGGCTATAGCTATTGCTTGGAAGTTAGGTGATAGAAAATGAATTTTGAATTAAAAAAGTTAGTTTTGGATAGTAGAGAAGTTGCAAAAATGTTAGGTAAAAATCATGCTGATTTATTAAGAGATATTGCAAGAAATGTGGAGTATCTAATTGAAAGCAAAATTGCTTTCAATGATTTTTTTCAGGAAACGCATTATAAAGATAAAATAAATAGAACTAATAAAAAGTATGATATAACTAAAAAAGGTTGTGAATTTTTAGCTCATAAATTAACTGGTAAAAAAGGAGCAATTTTTACTGCAACTTATATCAATGAATTTCATAAAATGGAACAAGCCTTAAAGAAAAATATGACACAAGAAAAGTTACCATTCTCAAGTACAGTGATGATACCAATAGATAAGATAGAATATTGGAATAAGATTAAAGAGCTATCAAATGAAGCAGATGATGTAAGAAGTGAGATATATCACAAGTTAAATCTGTTATCAAATATGGTAGTATCAATTACAAGAGAAGTAGATAAATTAGCAAATATAGTATTTGAAACAGAAGACAATATAAATAAGATTGAGGGTAGAGATATGAACTTAAACTCAATGTTAGCATTAAATAAATAATAACAATAAAGCACTTAGTTAATTCTAGGTGCTTTTTTTATTTAAAGGAGGTGTTGTGGGGGTGTATGATAAAGAATTAATAAAATTAGAAGCTAAAAAAGAATTAGCTAGGAGAGATTTTTGGTATTATTGTAAATTACTAGGAAAAAAAGATTTTTACAATGATAAAAAAGAATATTTAAAAGATTTATGTAATCAGTTACAAAGTTTTATTGATTCTAATAAAAAAATATTAGTTATTAATATGCCCCCTCGACTCTGATTCGGTAAATCTTATACAGCAACCTTATTTGTTCAATGGTTGTTAGGAAGAAATAATAAGTTAAAAATTATGACTGGATCATATAATGAAACTCTTTCTTCTACATTTGCTAAGCAAGTAAGAGATATGATAGCAACAGAACAGACTCAAGGGGTAACAGTTTATAGAGATATATTCCCAGATACTAAAATAAAGTATGGAGAAGCCTCAATGAATAAGTGGGCTTTGGAAGGGAGCCAAGTCGCAAACTATTTAGCAACATCTCCAACAGGAACTGCAACAGGATTTGGAGCAGATTTAATAGTTATAGATGATTTAATAAAAAACTCTGAGGAAGCATATAACTCTAATGTTCTTGAAAAGCATATTGATTGGTTTACTAATACTATGTTATCAAGAACAGAAAAAGGTTTTAAATTAATAATCATAATGACCAGGTGGGCAAGTAATGACCTAGCTGGTTTTATTTTATCTAATTATGATGATGTAGTTCATATAAATTATAAAGCTATCAATGATGATGGAACTCCACTTGATGAAGGAACATTATCACTTGAGGATTTTGAGTTTAAAACTAAGAATATGGCAAAAGAAATTGTATATGCCAACTATCAACAAGAACCAATAGATATAAAAGGTAGATTATACAATGAATTTAAAACTTATGTAGATTTACCAAAAGAAAAAGTTGTTAAAATATCCTCTTACTGCGATACAGCAGACACAGGAGAGGACTTTTTATGCAATATCATTTATGCAGATTGCAAGGATAGTGCATATATTTTAGATGTTATTTATACCAAAGAAGCTATGGAAATAACAGAGCCTATGGTTGCAGAAGCATATAAGAAATTTAATGTAAATATTGCAGATATAGAAAGCAACAATGGTGGAAGAGCATTTGCAAGGAATGTTGAGAGAATAACAAGAGATAAGGGAAATTATAAAACAGTTGTTAAATGGTTCCATCAATCTGGAAATAAAATAGCAAGAATATTATCAAATAGTGCTTGGGTTAATGCAAATATCTATATGCCTATTGATTGGAAAAATAAATGGAGTGAGTTTGCAAAAGATATTATTTCTTACCAAAAAGAAGGTAAGAACAAGCATGATGATGGACCAGATGCTTTAACTGGTGTTGCTGAAAAAACGATAAATAGAAATGAAATGAGAACAATAGATAGAAATATCTTAGGAATAAGATAGAAAGGAGGATTAGTGACTGTAGAAGATTTAAAAGAAGCACTGGAGGCATTTATAAAAAATGAATTGCCAGAATTACAAAAAATGGAAGATTATTATAGTGGAAAACATAATATTTTAAATAAAAAAGACAGAAGCGATAAGAAAAAAGATACTAAGTTAATTAATAATTATCCTGAGTATATTACAACTATTGCAACAGCATATTTTCTAGGAAAGCCTATTGCTTATGCTTTACAAGACGATAAGTTAAAAAAAGATTTTGAAAAATTATCAGAATATTTAGCAACAGAAGAAGAACAGCAAGAAAATTTTGAACATGCGTCTAATTTAAGTGTGTTTGGAAAGTCTTATGAACTTTGGTATAAAAATACAGATAATACTATCGGAAATGCAGTTGTAGACCCAAGAGATTGTTTTATTTTAAGAGATAACACAGTAAAGAAAGAAATAAAAGCTGCTGTTAGATGGGATAAAGTCAAAAATAAAGAAGATAAATGGATTTATAAGTTAGAAGTTTATGATAATAAAAATATTACGATTTATGAATATATAACTGAAAATGATAAAAAAGAAATTCCAACTGCAACAGGAGAAACTAAACTACACGGATTTAACCAAGTCCCAATCATTGAGTTCTTAAATAATAAAAGGGCTAACGGAGATTTTAAAAATGTAATTTCTTTGATTGATGGCTATAATGAAGCAACTTCAACTGCTATTGACGACATGAAAGATTTTACAGATGCATACTTAGTTTTAGTTAATATGGGTGGAACTACTGATGAAGAAATAGAAAGAATGAATAAAAATAAGGTTATGCTTATTAATGAACAAGGTGATGCTAAGTGGCTTGTTAAGCAAGTTAATGACAGCTATGCTCAAAATAACAAAAATAGGTTAAATCAAGATATTCATAAATTTTCTATGATACCTGATATGCAGGATAAGGAGTTTAGTGGAAATAGCTCGGGAGTTGCTTTAGGATATAAATTATTAGCTTTGGAACAACTAGCAGCACAAAAGGAAATGTATTTTAAAAAGGCAATTAATCAAAGATTGCAACTTATGATAGATTTCCATAATTTAAAAATAAAATCTACTGATATTCAAAAAGTTTTTACTAGAAATGTTCCAAAGAATTTAGTTGAAGCAGCAGATACTGCTCAAAAATTACAAGGAATAGTATCACATGAAACTATTTTATCTACTTTGCCATTTATAGAAGATGCAAAAGGAGAGTTGGAAAAAATAAAAGCTGAAGAAGATATTAATGCAATAAAAGATATGAACACTCCGATTAGAGTTGATGTAAATGACTCAAAAGAATAGAGATTATTGGGAAGAAAGACAAGTTAAAAGAGAAGCTAAGGCATTTACTACAATACAGGATATTGAAAAAGAATATAAGATTGCACTTGAAAAAGCCAAGCAGGATATAAATAAAGAGATTGCTAGAATAACTACAACTTATATGAATGATAATATTCTAAATTACAATGAAGCTTTGAAATTTTTAAAAGGTGATGATTATAAAGTATGGAAAAAAGATTTACATAATTATATGAAAGAATATAACAAACTTTTAAAGAATGCACCTTTACAAGCACAAAAATTATATTTAGAAATTGAAACATTATCTGCTAAAAGTAGAATTAGTCATTTGGATAGTCTTAAAGCACAGATAGATATGGAATTTACAAAGTTGATATTTGGAGTTGAAGAAACTGGGAAATATGCTTTAAATTCTGTTTATAGAGATACTTTTATAGAAGTAACTAAAGATTTGGGTATTAATCCTATTGTTAGTAGAGATAAAATAAAAACAGTTCTGGATAAACCTTGGAGTGGTGCTAATTTTTCTCAGAGACTTTGGAGCAATACAGATAAACTAGCAGAAACAGTAAAGCAAGAAATAGTTAATGGCATGATACAAGGTATTAATCTGAAAACTATGACTAAAAGAGTTTCTGAAAAGTTTGAGACAGCTAAAAAGAATGATGTTGAAAGACTTCTAAGAACTGAAGTTAATTACGTTTTAAATCAAGCAACCTTAGATGGATATAAAGAAGCAGGAATAGAAAAATACGAATTCAGTGCTACATTAGACAATAGAACAAGTCAAATTTGTTCTGAACTTCATGGAAATATTTTTGAAATAAAGAATATAGCTGTTGGTTTGAATTATCCACCGATGCATCCAAGATGCAGGAGTACAACTGTTCCAATTATTGATTATGAAAGTTTAGTTAAACAAGGAAAAGAAGAACTTGAAGAGTACAAGAAAGAAAAAGATATTGAAAAATTATCAAATCTAGACTATAATTATATTAAATATAGTGGTGCAATTAATGGTGCCTTAAATGATAAGAATGACCCTTATGAAGAAAAAAGAAATAAACATGCTGAATTGTATTATGAAAGCGTCAGAAAAAGAAATAAAGAAATAGAATTAAAAAGCATCTTAAACAATATTTCTAACTACAAATTAACTAAAAATTTACAGTTAGAAGATATTGAAAAGATTTACAATCATATGTATATAAATAAA